ATAACTTAATATACAAATAAGATGGCAACTACTGGACCAGTAAACGGCACGCTTATAAGCATCTATAAAGATGTAAGCGGCTCACTTAAAAAAATCGCAAACGCGACTTCTCACTCAATCGACATTTCTAAAGACATGATCGACGTAACAAGTAAAGACAGCGCAGGCGCAAAGGAATTTATCGCCGGTGAGTATGGCTATACTTTGAACGTTGAAGCAATCTTTGAAGATGATGCAAGCGTGGGAGCAACTCAACAATCTTTTAAAGATTTGGCTACCGATTTGTTAGCAGGTACTTTGTTGACTATTGTAATGAGCACAAACGTAGGAGGCGACGAAAAATATACTGGTACTGCTTTCTTTACATCATTAAGCCTTAGCGCACCAAATAACGATAAGGCAAGTTGGACAGGAACCTTACAAGGGTCTGGAACTTTGACTATTGGCACTGTTGCTTAATAGTATTATATTTGTGCAATGAGCACTACAATAAAAATCGGGGGTGCAAGTCACCCCCTTTTATTTAACATGAATAGCCTTCGTAATATTATGGAGGTTGCAGGCATGGAAACTTTTAACGATTTAAGCCTACAAAAAGACTTAGGCAAGTCTATGGATTTTGCTTTAAATTGTGCGTTTTATGCAATTTTAGAAGCTGCAGAGAATGACGGTAAGCCTACGCCATTTGCATCTGTGCAAAAGTTAGGCGCGTCAATTAAAAAGTTCCAGGAACTTACGCCCGCTATTGAAGGATTCACTGCAGCAATTACAGAATTTTTTGCACCTGTTGAAGAGTCAACGGGGGAGTAACTGCCAAGGGCGACAGCGCCCCGCTAACTTGGCGCAAGATTGAGCGCATTGCTTACGGCGAAATGATGCTAAGCGAAAGGGAGTTTTTAAAGTCAACGCCCCGTTATTGGCGTTTGAAATTGGAAGGGATGCGCGAAGCTCAGCAGCAGCAGTACCGAAACAACTGGGAACTAACCCGCTGGGCTGTTGCTACGGGCATGGCCCCGCACTTAAAGAAACCTATTGAGCCCAAACGTCTGTTAACATTTCCTTGGGAGCAGTCTGATTACCTATCAATACACGACGCAGTTAAACTATATTCGCATGTCTTTGATAAGTTAACCCCAGACGCGAAAGCATGAGCGCCCCTATAAAAATAGTATATTCAATTTTAAGCAATGCCAACGGGGTTACTTCGTTAGTAGGCACGCGGATAAACCCCGTGAGAATACCACAGGAGTCTGCATTTCCCGCGATCAGTTATAACCTTGTTTCTATTGCAGCGAATCCAACCAACTCAGGGCACAGTCGCACAGAGTTTGCAAGGGTGCAAGTTAATGTTTATGCAACGAGCTTTGCGGATGCCATCGAGTTATCTACACAGGTGCGGGTTGCATTTGATGACGCAGCAACCCCTGAGACTTATAACACGGCTTACGTCCAAGTAATTGAATACGATGGCGAGAATCACACAGCAGACGACACAGCGGCGTTTGCGGGACTTTACCAAATTTCTCAGGACTATTTACTAAACTATATTTATAGTGCGCCTGTAGTTGAGTCCGATATCCTTTTGGAAAGTGGCGACTTTATGCTTTTAGAAACTGGCGATAAAATTATAATCTAATGGCTAAAAGTTTAAATATTGTAATTGGGGCGGACATTGAAAAACTGCGCGAAGGGTTTAACAAAGCCATTGCGATAGTTCAAAAGAGCAGTAACCAAATGAGTGCAGAGGTTGCGAAGTCGGCTAAGTCGATGGAGGAACGTTTGGCGTCGATTGCTACGCGTAATCCAACGATGGGCAGCGTAAGACAGTTAACTCAATTAGCAATGGAAGCGCGGGCGTTAGGTCCAGAGTTTGCCCAAGTTGCTAACGAAATAATTAAACAGGCGGGCCGCATGAAAGATGCGATTGCCGACACGCGCGGAGAGGTTGGATATTTTGCAAGTGATACGCGTCGATTGGATGCGGTTTTAGGTGGTATACAAGGAATGGCTGGAGCTTTCTCTGCGGTGCAGGGCGCTATGGCTTTGGCAGGGGTTGAAAATAAAGACTTGCAAGCCACTATGGTTAAGTTACAGGGAGCCATGGCCTTAGTGAGCGGATTGCAAGCTGTTCAAAATACCTTACAACAAGAGAGCGCAGCGGTGCAGGGATTCCTTGCATTGCGCACTACTGTATTAACCGCCGCACAAACTGCTTACGCTACGGCCTCAGCTGGAGCGATTGGAACGCAGAGGGCTTTAAATATAGCGATGGCTGCTGCGCCTTACGCTTTGGCTATTGCTGCGATTAGTGCTATTGTTATTTCGATTGCGTCCTATGCCGATAAAATAAAGAAAGTTAGTGCAGAGCAGAAATTATTTAATGAAATAAATTCAGAAACTCAGAAGAATTTTGAAGAGGAAGTAAAAAGCGTTAGCGGTTTGTTGGCAGTAGTTAACAATCATAACGCTAGTATGAAGGAGCGCAGAAACGCCCTAGCAGAAATACAAAAAATTTATCCCGATTTCCTTGCAAATCAAAGTTTGGATAAAGTTAGCAGCGAGCAATTAAAAACTGCAACAAGTAATTTAACCGCTGAAATTTACAAACAGGCCAAAGCAAAAGCAGCATTTACAAAGTTGCAAGAGCTTAGCGCTAAAATGATTGATTACGAATTAGGAAAGCAGCAGGCTCAACTTTCAACGCAGGCGGAAATAAATAGATTATACGCAAGCGGTGCAACGGCCTCGCAGGTGCAGGGCTTTATTGAGAGCCAGCAAAATCTAGGAATTGCAGCAGCCCAAAACGCGGTTAAAATTCAAAGTCAAATCGACGCGATTATTAACATGAGTAACGCGCAGGGCTTAAGCATTACACCAATTACCAAAACTACTACGGCAATAGAAAAACAAACCGCCGCAGTAGTAGAGGCAACTAACGCGGCTAAAGCTGCCGACGTGTCAGGCTTCAAACCTTCAGAGCAATTTGCAGCACCAAGCGCACCAACTTTAACAAAATTTCGCGGGGCTTACGGCTCGCATGACATGACTAAAGACCTGCAAAAGAATACTGGAGAGCAGGTTAAAATTATGTCGGATTACGAGCAAAAAATGGCAAGCGCTACGGATGCGGTTAATAGCTCTTTTGCTTCTTTGCAAACTGACGCGGCCAACTCCTTTGCTCAGTTCGTTGCAGATACTGCTGCGGGCGATGCAAACGCAGGCAAAAATTTTGGTAAAAGTATGATGGGCGCAATCGCTAACTTTATGCAATCAGTCGGAGCGGCGTTAATAACTACGGCCATAGCATCCAAGGCGTTTAAGGAATTGATATTGCAGAACCCAGTAGCTGCGGCTGCTGCGGGGGTGGCTTTGGTGGCGGGTGCTGCTATACTTAGAGCACAGTTAAGCGAGGGGCCCAATATTACGGCCTTTGCAAATGGTGGTATAGTTAGCGGTCCAACGCTTGGCCTTATGGGTGAATATCCCGGGGCGAGTTCTAACCCTGAAGTAATAGCCCCACTGGATAAGTTAAAAGGAATGTTAAAGACAAACGATAGCAGCGGATTTGTAGCTTCTACTTCTATCCAAGGTAGGGATTTGGCAATAGTTTTGGAACGATACAATAAAGATAGCAAGCGCGGATAATGGCACGTATTTACTTTGGCTCATTTAAGAGCATCCAAAATATTACCTATAGAGTTGAACTATACGACGGGCCTACTGGTTCGACAAGCTCAGGAACCGAGTTGATTCTAGCAGGTGAAGGTTTTGAAATTGACAGGCAGGGCGATGGCTCTACTTACTACCAAGATTTTGTAAGGCCGTCAAAGATTACAAGCTATTGGGAAATTCCAAATAATACTGTTAAAACTGCCTTTGTAAATATTGCAAATAACGAAGAGAATAAATACGCCTTAGTTGTTTATCGTGGCTCAGATTTGTTTTATGTTGGCCGAGTTATTGCAGATCAAGCCAGTTATTTGCGCGAGTCAGTAGATGGCGCTATGATATTTGATCTTGCGGCTGTTGACGCTTTTAATTTAATCGAAGGTTTCAATATAGATCCCGCTTGGTTTTTAGATGGGCAAGCCACAGCGTTAGACATAATACGCAAGTCTTTGGAATATGCGGGGCTAGATGATTATTGGACCTACTTAAGCGCGTCGATTTATTTAAAAGATGGCGTAACAATGTACGATACGGCCCAAGCCAGTAACAAAGGATTAGCAAATACCAAATTAAATATACTATCTTTTTACAATAACTTTGATGCTTTTGGAGACATCACTTTTATAGATACCGACGGCACGGGCTACGCCTCTACTACTAATATAGATCTAGCAAATTGCAAGCAAGCCATTGAGCAGATACTTGAAATTTACGGATCGCGAATGCACCTAGAAAGCGGGGCCTATTGGATTGTTTCCGATGACAACTATAACGCGGCTTCTATTAGTACGCGCAATTATAACGCAGCAGGAACCTATCAAAGTACAACGACATTAACCCACGCCGTAACGCTTGGAGGCACAGGCACACGTCCGCAATGGGAAGCAAAGCCAACGCTAACTTATCAGCCGCCTGTTAGATTGGTGGATGTAATCGAAGAGCGACAAAATGCTATACTGGTAGTTAAAACGGAGCCCAACCTTAGCAGTATTGATTTGTCAATAGATGACGAATTAATAGACGCCTCCAAAGCAATACGATGCCGCATGCTTATTAAGTGGATGGATAATTCTTATGTAGCAATTACTAGCGGCTCGGTTAAAAGATACCAGCGCTATGCCTTTGAATATAGAATTTACTTTAAAAACTCTGGCGGGGCGATTAAGCAATATTTCCCTAATATAAATAACTATGTTACACCAAGCGGCCCTGTAACTTATGTAAATGAATATATGACTATTGGAACGGCGCGCAACTCTTGGAATACTTATATATTCGATAACCAATTGCCCCCACCTCCTACGGGTTATAATCGTTTGTTTGTTGACATGAAGATAAGCGCAGAGCAAGGCTCCTTTATTGCGCCTAACTCTTGGACTTCTAGCAGCTTTAATCAGATTAATTTTTGGGGTTCTATTGCGGCGGCTCAGCCATTTGGAACAGTTGAAAATCCAAACTATTCGCGCATTACAAAAAATACAACTTCTGTATCTGGAGCGGCAAGTAATAACAGCCAAAAAATAGAATGGAAGCCCAAGTATTACGACGACGAGGGCGCTTATGGTTATGGCTCTATTTACGTTTATAACGGCACGGCTTGGGTTTTATCTTCAGATTGGTATAGTGGCTACGCTTCTGCAATCCATGACGACCTAGGAACTATACAGGGGCGCCGCATTGGTGGCATGTATAATAAATTTGTGCCAGTTATTCAAGGCACGCTTTACGATGCAGGCACGCTGACCGCTGTTAAAACTTTGCAGTTTGATTCTACGCGCTGGCTATTTAATGGTGGAACTTATAACCCGCGTTCAGAAACTTGGTCGGGCGAATGGTTAGGGTTAACGCCTGATTATACACAGGCGACAAGCGGAGGCGGAGTAAACTATAATCCGCGCACAGGTGAGCGAGTTATACAGAGCCGTTTAGATTACCATGAGTTTGCGATAAGCTCGTTTAATTCTCAATTTAGCAATGTGCCTCAACAAGTGCTTGAAGAGCTTGTAAACTATGCGGAACAACCTATAACAGCGCAGCCAACAGTAGATACCCAATACGATGTAACGCTAAGATACACGGACAGCACCGAGGTGGTAAGTTGGAAACTGCAAGAGCAGGGCAATTTTAAAACTTACACCACAGGCACAAGCTCACTGGATACAAACTTCGAGGGGCACCTTGGAAATACTGCGGGCGGTTCTGTTATATTAAACCTTCCTGCTGTAGCTACACAGAAGGGAAAGCGTTATTACTTTGTAAAGTCTGGGTCCTCGCATACCTTTAGGATAAATGCCTATACAGGCGAATCTATAAACGGCGCGGACCACTTCCTTTTAAATACAATCTACTATAGCCATACGATTATTTGCGACGGCACAGAGTGGTTTATAATTGCAGCGCATCCGTAATTTGTTAACATCCAAGGGGTGGAGTAGTTGTATTTTTGAGACATGGCCAACCAAAAAATAAGCGAATTAACCGCCATTGCCACCATTGACAACGCGTCGGATGTTCTGCCCATTGTTGACACGTCGGCAACCACAACCAAAAAGATAACGCTAACACAGGTTAAGACTAGCCTAGCGTTGAACAATGTTGACAACACGACCGATGCAAACAAACCAGTTTCAAGTGCCACACAAACGGCATTGGATGCGAAACAAGCAACACTTGTATCAGGTACAACCATTAAGACCATCAATTCAACATCAGTTTTAGGTAGTGGAAACATATCGGTTGCACCAGCAACGGCAATTAATGCAACGGCAATTGCAACGGGAGTTGTTGATAATACTGAATTTGAGTATTTGAATGGAGTAACTTCCGCAATTCAAACGCAGATTGATTCTAAACAAGCAACCCTTGTATCTGCGACCAACATCAAGACGATCAATAGTACATCGGTTTTGGGTAGTGGTAATATCGCAGTAGAGCCAACGATCACCGCCACAACTTCAGCAGATTACTACAGAGGTGATAAGACCTTTGCAACTTTGAACAAGACCGCAGTAGGTTTGGGAAATGTAGACAACACAACGGATGCAAACAAACCCGTATCTACTGCCACACAAACGGCACTTGATGCAAAGACAAACAAACTGATTGTAACCAACCGACAAACGGCATCCTATACCTTAGTGTTAGGTGATGCCGATAAATTGGTGGAGATAAACAATGCAAGTGCAAACAATTTAACTGTTCCTTTGAATAGTTCAGTAGCATTTGCCACAGGTACTCAAATACTTTTGGCTCAGTATGGAGCAGGTCAAACCACCATCGTTGCAACGAGTGGCGTAACCATCCGAAGCAACGGGGCAAAGTTGAAATTGAACGCTCAATATAGCGGTGCAACTTTGATTAAGATTGATACGAATGAGTGGTATTTATTTGGAGATATAGCATAATGATTTTAGCAAGTCACGGATTAATAGCATCGCAAATTGCATCGTTTGATGCGGATGCAGTTGCGTTCTTTGGTCGTGTTACAACGGCAGGGGGTTCTTTGTCGGCAACTGAAAAGGCAGCGGTGAACACTTTGGTAGTTGATATGAAAGCCGCAGGAATTTGGAGCGGTATGAAAGCCATTTATCCAATGGTGGGGGCAAGTTCGGCAGCGTGTGCTCAGAACTTAAAGAGTAGTTCGTTTACAGGTACTTTTTCAAGTGGTTGGACGTTTGCGAGTACAGGCGTAACGGGCAACGGAACAAGTGCGTATATGGATACAAATTTTAATCCGAATACTTCCTCAAATGCAAATTCTAAACATATGTCTTACTATTCACGGAATAACTTTGTTAACTGTCAAATAGGTGTTAATTCAGTAGCTTATGACCAAATTTATTATATTTCACCAAATTATTATAGTATTTTATCAAGTGGTTTTGTTGCGTCAATAGCAGGGGCAGCGGCAAAAGGATTTGTAGTCGCTAGTAGAACATCATCAATTAGCGGTTGTATAACTTATGTAAATAATAGCAATTTAGGCAATGATGGTGCAGTTGCCACTGTTAATCCTACAGCAAATTTATATATTAACGCACGTAATGAAGTAACAGGTACGGGTGGGTTCAGTTCAAATCAATGTGCATTTGCATCCATCGGTGACGGATTAACCGACACCCAAGCATCCAACTTTTACACCGCAGTACAAACTTTTCAAACCACTTTAAGTCGAAATGTATAATGATAGGATATATTTTAACCAACGAGGAGTACACACAGGTACAAGGGCAGTTTTATACCGCATCGCAGTTCTTTAATTGCGTGGCTGATATTGACGGAACTTGGTTTTTGTTTTTGTCAGACCAAGACAAGCCCGAAGTTTTGGCAAGTGCTTACGCTTGGGTTTTAGATTTACCCGAAGCCGAATACATCCCACCAATTCCACCCCCTTTCCCACCTAAATAA